ACAAAGTCGCGAATGCGGCCGCGAGCCAGCAAGCTCTAACCCGCCGCAACTCGGTTCTGCGGCAGGCCGGCACTCCGAATGTCACTATTGCACCGGAAATTGGAACGATACGGGTAAATGGTGTAAACAGAAAATACAACTTAAGGACGGGACAATTTGTGAATCAGAGTGTTCGACCGTACTATTCAGTAAAGAGTGGTATTTTTGGTAGGAAGTACGTAACCGTAAACGCGGCCAAGTTTCGTAATTGGGCCAGAAACCAATCCATCAATACAATACAGCAGGTTCCAAACAATGTCAAAAGAAAAATTAGCAACTTTTCAAATATTATTGAAAATAAACGAGCGGCCTTACAAAAACAGAGGAATAAATTTGTAGCAAACAATCCTCTCGAGACTTACCGCCCCGTCGGAAATTAAATTCCCGGCACTAATTACCAATGAAGTACAATAATCTCATTATTCCGGTGCTCATATTTTTCATAATTGCCAACCCGCTCATGTACAAGGTGACGGGCATGCTCCCAGTCCTTGGCCCCATGATTGCCGATGCTTCAGGCCGCCCGACCCAGTTCGGCGTCGCGGTCCATGCGGTCGTCTACGCGGTCACTGCCCACCTGGCATGGAAAATACTCTGTCGCAACAAGTAGACGGGCAGGGAAAGACGAACGAGTCCTGCTTGTACCCACAGGATGACTTGTTCATGAGCGTCGATGGCGTCAGGTAATCGTCCGGAAATTTCCATTTTTTACAACCAACCGGGCAGTCGGCCGGTTTCAGGAATGGATTAAAAGTTATACGATCTGTATCTATCAGTGGACCACCCGATCGGGTCCCACTATTCGCATAGACTATCAGCAGTAATAAAATTATTACTACGATAAACATTAATTTATTCGTATATTTAAATGGCCCACGCTCTCATTTATCTGACATCGTGGATCGTTTTTGTGTTGGTCGCCAGCCCGATGATGTATAGAGCGGTCCGGCGCGTACTGGGGGCGTGGGTCGCCAGCCCGGAAGGTCTCGCGACCCCAGCGGGCCTCGCGCTCCACGGAGTCGTGTACATTCTGGTCGTCGGAATTATCATGTCGGTTTTCAAAAAAAATCTAAAGTAAAATTAACAATGAGTCCGGTCGTCCAGGCCCTAGTTTTTGCGATCGTCGCGAGCCCCGAGACCTACAAGCTGACCCGCTCCATTGGGGGTGGTTGGATCGCGTCGAGCGATGGCGCGGCCAAGCTCGGGGGCCTGCTCCTTCACGCCATAGTGTTCGTGATCCTCTCCAAGCTGATATATAAGATGCTCCGGGCCAAAAAGTCTGGGTTCGGTCAGCTCGTCATGCCGGGTGACGTTTAAAATTCTTCATCAAAACGTATAGAATCCCCTTCGGAGACCATGTGCTTCGAATAATCACCGACCCTTTTCTCAAAGAAATTGGTCTTCCCTTCCAACGAGATGTTCTCCATCCAGTCGAAAGGGTTCTGGGCATCGTACAACGCCCCCTGACCGAATTGATTCATGAGTCGGTCAGCCACAAATTGAATGTACCGGGTCATTTCCTGAGCATCCATGCCTATGAGCTTACAGGGCAGGGCCTGCGTTATGAATCGAGTCTCGATATCGACCGCACTCTGGACAATGGCCCGGAGAGTCTCAGGCCGGCACTTTTCCTCGAGATGCGAATGGAGCGTCACGGCAAATTCCTGGTGGAGACCCTCGTCCCGACTTATGAGTTCGTTGCTGAACGAGAGGCCCGGCATGAGGCCCCGCTTCTTGAGCCAGAAGATTGCACAGAACGACCCACTGAAGAAGATACCCTCGACGCATGCGAAGGCGACCAGGCGCTGAGCGAATGGTGCGCTCCGATCGAGCCACTTCATTGCCCACTCAGCCTTTTCTTTTATGGCTGGAACATGCTGTATGCTCGACAGCAAGAGCCCAGCCTCCTCGGGATCCCGGACGAGCTTGTCGATCATGAGTGAATAGGTCTCGGCGTGGATAGATTCGTTAAATGCCTGGTACGCATAGAACGACCGAGCCTCTGCAATCTGGACGTCGTTCGAAAAGTTCAGGTCGATATTCTCCATCACGATCCCATCGGATGCCGCGAAAAATGCGAGAACCATTTTTATGAAATTGCGTTCATCAAATTTCAAATTTTCCCAGTCCTTGAGATCGGTCCCGAGGTCAATCTCCTCGACCGTCCAGAATGATCCGACCGCTTTCTTATACAGGGCCCACAAGTCGGGGTACCGTATAGGAAAGGTCGTGAAGCGATCGAGACTCGGCGTGAGTATCGGGTCTCCCATTGATGATGTAGGGCCCTATTTTTTTAACAGGAGCTGTACTGAGTCTCATACGATGCCAGGAACAATGAGACAAACATGAAAAAGGCACCCGTCAAGAACCAAAAGAATGAATTCATTAATTAGGGCTCAGAATATTCTACAGGCCTGGCCATGCGGAAATAGTTGAGAATCTTTTGGGAACGAGTCTCGGATGGCGTCTCGGTGGCCGATGAGTTGTCGACCTGTTCTTCCGGATCCATAGCCAAGTAATTTTTAAACTTTCGACAGACCGGATTCGATTGTTCGAGGGCCGCGTTAAAGTCCGCAAAACACTCCTGTAGGAATGTCTTTCCATCAGATACTCTTGATTCGGGCGCGACGCTCAGTTCTTTGGATATGACGAGGGCGATCCTCTTCATGAGGGTCGCGGAACGCAGTGAATTTGCCATCTTGTCGCTAATCTTTAGGTACAACTGGACCGAACCTATAAGACCCGTCCCGGCCGAAAGGACCGCATTGAGGATACTCACGTATTTCTGGACAAGAAAATCATTCAGGGCTATGGCGCACAGGGCGTTTATAGACGAGAGTACGAGGATCGGGATATTGAACCGGGTCGATGCCCGTTTGTAATACACAAAATCCTTTGAAAAATATCGGTAATATGCGTTGCATTGTTTCTCGAGTTTTTTGAGGAACTCCTCCTCACGTGCATCCCAGTGAGACATTCCTAATATAACGCACTAAAAAAATTTGGAATCCGTCTCGACCTCGACAATGTCTCGGATTCGGCCCGGGAGCTTGTTTCGGATCCCCTTGTAAATCATTGCAAATACAGGGCCCGAGTGTGTAATCTTAATCTTTTCGAGAATGTTCTTGTCGGGTCGGATATCGCACATGAGCTGGAGGAGGTGGAGCGCCGTATCAGAATTGAGCTTTCCGATAGGAACGTCCCGCAAATTGAGCTCGATAATCTCTTTCAGGTTGTGTTTCAGGACATACGCATCGAGCTGTTCGACAACCGGACGGACCGATTGCATGAACATGTCAGTCTGGGCGGGCGTCTTGGGCTGTCTTTCAATGTAGCGGGCCCCCAGAAATTCAATGTGGAGATGTTGCCCCTGCGGGTAGAATACCAGAAGATCCGTCATTCTTATTCTTCCTACAAATAAACCTTTTAAATAGTAATGAAGGCTTATTGTATAAATCTTGAACGGCGCCCGGATCGGAAAGAAAACGCCCAGGCTCAATTTGAAAATTATGGGATCGAAAATGTAGAATTTTTCAGGGCGACGGATGGACGGGCCGAGGCACCCGAAGGCATATTCATCACGCGGCCCGAGTGGGGATGCTCAGACAGTCACATTCGGATCTGGCGGGACATTGTACAGAATAATTATGAATCTGCATTGATTTTCGAGGACGATGTCATAATTTTGCCAGAATTTAATGAAAAATTGAAAATTATAATGGACGAGCTCAAAAATTTCCCGACATGGGATCTCGTGAATCTCGGGCCACTCAGCATGAGGATCTATAAAAAAAAGGCGAGCGAACACTTGGACCGGGGAGGGTCCCTCGGAGGGCACTGCTACATGATCAGTCAAGCCGGGGCCCAGAAGGTTCACCTCTGGAACACGAACGATCTTCACCACTGTCAGGATTCACAACTGGCGACCGGTCCACTCGAATCGTACTACACCCCGGATCCACTCGCAAATCAAGAAAGCGTGAAACCTGGGCCGCTAGGTGTAATTAATTCATTGTTCTCTGGAGATATCGGGTTTGATAGGACGGCCGATTTTGGATACATTATCAAGGGGCTCGCTTCGAACATGTGGTTCATGGCCGTATTCTTCGTGGCTCTTCTGTTAATTTTACAGACTTGTATCCTTGCCATTGCCAAGTAGTCGCCTCGGCCCGGTTCACGATCCGGAACAGGGGATTCCAGTCGCGCTTCGTGTTAGACTCATGGATAGTATCTATGTAGGTCCGGACGTTTCGGGTCATATGGACCCTCTGAATGAGTCCCCATACCCACAGGTCATGAAAAAGTACAATTTTTAATTTTAATAATTGAAAATGTAATTTTGGGACGTAAAGCATCATGTCATTCAGTCTCGGGATGTTTTCGATGAGTGGTATAGGTGTCGTCCGGAATGCATACTGGAGATGGGTCGGGCTCGGTTCGAAGACATCTGAGAAATGTGGTTTCAAAAATAGGTCAATTCGTATAAAGTGAACAAAGTCGTATCGATCTATATCATCGATAAGACTCAATGAATGTCGGTACAGGTTTTCGTAGCCTATGGCCGGCCCCGAATGGACCCATGTGAGACCCGGGGAGTACCATTCTATTAATTCGCGCGACCATGGAGTCTCGTACGTATCCACAATTATATTTGATGTAATTTTGAATTTTAAATGTATAAAATTCAAAAATTTCATGTGAGACTCACATGCCAATTTCTGTTCTGTATATGTACGAGGGTCTCCCCTTTCCCGTGAGAGCCATCCGCCCGACCGAAAACTCTCGCCCAGAAATATGAATAGAGCTTTCATTATTTTCATAAAAGAAAAAATATTTTAAGTTATAACGTTATAAAATAGTTTAACAAATTTATCCATGAAAGAAGGAATCCATACACTTGTTTGGTGATGTTTTGCAAAACCACCTTTATAAAAGTATTCATATGGAAGAGAATTAATCATATCCGAATTCTCTGCGGATGTTTTATTAATTATATAAGGCCCTGTAGCATAGACGACTGGTTTAATATACATTGTAAGTTCTAGATTATAAATTACATGTTTCCAGAATGGATGCTTTGCCGGACTTGAAATTAAAGCATTTTGATATTTTTCAATCATTATGAATTTATTATTTCTAAACAAGCTCTCACCTAGAGAAACTTTACCGACCATCAAAAATTCTTCAAAATTTTGTAGACATTCATAATCCATGTCGGCATAAATACCCCCATATTCATATAATATGAAATATCTAGCGGCATCTATACGTTTTATATTAGCATCATAGCCCATGTATGTAGGATAAAACCATTCGAATTTTGTACGAATAAACTCTTCCAGGTCTTCATCTGTCCATAATATATATTCAAAATCTGGAAAATTCTTTTTCCAAGTTTTTTGACAATTGAACCACTTTTCGTGCCATTTTTTCTTGTCTCTCGGGGCGGTCTGATGAATAATTTTCGGAATACTATCAGTCTTCCAGGTTTTTGAGCATTTGATTTCTGGAAATTTTTTCTCATAATTAAGACCAAGTGGAAAAGGGTAAAACCCATTAATTATACTTCGCTGCACGAGTTCATCTATTACAAATATGATAATTAATACAAGTACTACTATTTTAAGCATATAATGTAATACATCTAATTTATTCTTATAATATTTCGCATAAATGGGGGAAGGAATCCCTTGACCGCCCCGAAGAGCGACGTGAAAAATGGATTCGACCCCGAAATATCACACCCGGTCAGCATTACATGGTCTTTCGTGTGTTCGTAGACGTTCCAGACCATCCGCATGAGCGGGATCGGTCTGATCCGGGTCACATCGATCCCGGTCAGGTCGCTCGTACAGACCTGCTTCAGGTTTTTCTCAATGCAAAGTTCCTGAATTTTGTCGAGGACCGGGTACAGGTCCCGACAAAACTCATCGGTCAGTTCGAGTGAGTCGGGCTGAATCTCTATGAGACGCCCGACCAGTATATGGACATACATGACGTCGTCGGTCACGTCGAAACGGAGCCAGTCGACCATTATCATATGACTGAAATTAAGACCAGATCATTCACGCAAATGATATAAGAGCCCGGACCCCCCGTGAGAGCCCCAGACGTACGCAATAATATATCCACCTGTGAATAGTGCTCGAATTCGTAAATCGGATCGACTTGAGCATGAAATTTCCCTTGTTGTACTCCTCGAGATCCCGTATGAGCTGGAGGACCCCGGGTATGTCTAGATGGAGGAGATTGACTCGGTCCAGGTCGACTATACAATGTAGGTCGTTGCAATGGATCCACCACTCGGCGATGAGAGCCTTCATATCGTCCGCGACGATTGGCTGGTTATTTATATAGTCCGTACCGGAAATGTAAAGGGTCACATCTCGGTTCCCGACGTAGCCCCATGTCATGAAAGTGTCTAGGTCTTTCATTATAATCTAGGACTAAAATAAATGATACACGTTGTCCGCGTGGCCGGAGTCGCGTGGGTCGGGGCTGCGTGTTTCGTCTTTGCATTCATCGTGTCGAGCCTGCTCAATAAAATCACCCCGGACCTGAATAAAGACCGGCCGAAGTGGATGACGTTCCTGGAGGTTGGTGTCCAGTTTGCAGTCGTCGGTGCGATTGTCTACGGGTCCCGACTGTTCATCAAGGCGATCCCGTTTCCGTTCGATGGCGTCTCGGGCTACATACACTCGCAGCTCGGTGAACTCAGGTCCCTTCCCCTGATGGTCTTTATATTCATGTTCTTCCAGACCAAGACCCAGGATAAAATGCGATGGCTAATGTAAATGAAGAAATCATTGATGTTTTTTCTGTTGCTAGTAATTCTTGGAATCTGGTACATGAAAGCTCAGTCGGGCTACGAGCGCAGTGACCGCTACATGCCCATGTACAATGGCCAGAAGTTTACGGACGATGATCTTGCGAATTGAGTTTAGCACCCTTTCTGATATTATCTTCAGCCCATAGAGGTTGTAGATTTGTCCAATGAAAGCACTTCTTCTGCTCTTCAGGGTCTTCTAGATTGAAAGAGGCACATGGGCAAATATGGTCGACGTGCCATTTACCATAATTTTCCCATGTCATACCTTCTGAAAACTCAGCCTCTAAAAATGTATAAAGTTCTTCTTTTGAACATCCAGTAAGACTCATAGTATTTCCAATCTTTTCTTTTAATGCCATATATAATCTACAGTGAAGAGCCATCATTAATCTATATTTAGGATCTGTATCTCTTCTTTTCTGAAGATTTTTTCGTCTTGTGGCATTTATAGCATCTTTGTTTTCATTATAAAATTTTCTACAGTTTTCATTCCACTTATCACGATCACAATCCTTTTTAAATTTATCTTTTTTATTTTTACATTCTTTGCATCGATTTCCCACTGGCTGTTTTCTTCCTTTTTTCTCGAATAAGGATAATTCTTTCTCAATATTACATAATCGACATATCTTAGTGGTCATGTAATAGAGAGTGGTTATTTCTCTAACGCTCCCGGTGAGACTCGAACTCACAATCTACAGATGAATGTATTACAGATTAACATATCAGCCGACGTAGCGGTGTCTGACGCCTTAACCAATTAGGCCACAGGAGCACGTGGAAAGGAGGTGCACCCTTCCTGCCGTTTTTAACGAGGTGGCGCCCCCTCTATTCTGACTTGTGTGATTCGAACACACGACCAGCGGAGATTTACACGTCGGGGCCAAGGTCCCTCCTACAATCCGATGCGCTACCACTGCGCCAAAGTCAGGCAAAACGCGTAGCTTTTTGCCGAGCGAGCCTTTTAAGGACGTGCTCAGGTCCAAACTCCCCCCAGAGTAGTTTATAGACATATACCGGTCTCAATACTTTGAACCTTTTCTAATATTATCAGCAGCCCAAAGAGGCTGAAGATTAGTCCAGTGGAAGCATTTGTGTTGCTCTCCAGGATCTCCCAGATTGAACGAAGCACATGGTTTAATATGGTCTATATGCCATTCACCATAGTTCTCCAAAGTCATACCTTCTGTAAATTTTGAACTCAGATGTTTAATGAGTTCTTCTGTAGTACAACCGGTGAGTTCCATTGTCTTTCCATGCTTTTTACTTACCACTTGCCAAAGTCTAGTTCCTAGATTCATGCGTATTTTCTGAACAGGATCTTCTCTCCTTTTGTTACTTTCCGCTGCTCGCTTTCCTGGATTATTTTTATGATGTGTTCTTGTATTTTCAAGATCGCATGTTTTACAATATACACGAATACCTCTTGTATTATATCTATTTTTATAAAACTCGTTAAATTCTTTTTCTTTTTTACATTGTGTACATGTAAAACTTCCTGAATTTGGTGCTATAAAGTTTTTGTTAAGTGCGCGCTTCTTTTCACATTCTTTACACATTGCTCTTCTACCATCTTTTACGTTATTTCGTTTTCCGTACATATCTAAGATCTTGTCATTTTGACATTTAGTACATATTTTCGACATATATATAATAAGTTTGTTTTTTTTAAATGCTCCAGGCGAGGCTCGAACTCGCGACTTCTACTTCATAAGAGTAGCAATCTACCGACTGATTTACTGGAGCGAGGGAACAAAAGTTCCCGAGCTGGAAATCTAAGAAAGTGTATACATCTTACGCACGTCATTGACCTGTTGGCGGCACCCCGGGCACTTTTCGCTCCGGGTGCGGACCCAGCACCGTTCACAGATGACGTGATTACATGGGACGAGAAGCGTGTCAACGAGTGATTCCATACAGACGAAACACGCAAACCGGGCGTACCTTTCGGAGTTTGTCTCCATCAGGACCTTCTTCATTGCTTCAGCGAGTCCAAGAGCCTCCGCGTAGTCCTTGGTCAGCTGGTCGATCCCCTCCTTCACCTCGTACTCCTCTACTACCTTGGCTATCATAGACTTTAAGCCATCCGATTTGACAACCTTGTTTACAATTTCGATAGCATTGATGTCAGATTGTTTAGATGCGAGACGCGAATGCAGGGTGGTGACGGCCGCGCGGGCCCTGGCATATTGATTCTTGAAGCCTCCCAGTTCGCGCTCGAATGACTTCCATGAATCATCGAGTTCGGTCGGGATCGGCGTGACGTTCGGCACAGCCATCGACTTGAGACAAAATTCAGTCACGGGCTCCAGGAACGCGAAATTCATTAATCGCATCAATAAAAATGTCCTTAACTATTAAATGATACCGGCATCTCTTATTCTCGTCATGGGCCTGGCCCTGATTCTATTCGGGGTCCAGAATTTCCTGGACACGAAAAAACAGAAGATTCCTTCCGAAATTATCAAGGGGGCGATTATGTTGGTCGGGGGGTTGTATCTGGTATTTTTCCTTTCGGGTCAGTTTTCCAAGGGAAACAACACCTCCGGACTGGGACCTCCTCCAGGCTATTGATGAATTCTATCGCATCGTCGATGTGAATCGGGTGAGTCGACATTGCCTCCGTAATTTCGTCCCGGGTCATGTCGGAATCGATCAGGGCCCTCAGAAAAACGAGGGTGTTTGGGGGGTGACCGATATTTTTCAATTTTCTTTCGAATAAAATGCGTCGGGTCCGGTCCAGGATGTCCTCTATGCTCATGGTCGGATCTTCGACCATCAGCGCACTGACCAACTGGGAACCCGAAAGATTATCCATCTATAGAGTATATGGCCCGAGACCTTAACTTGTACTTTTTCTGGCTCTTTGTGGCCATGTTCATGGCCCTGGGCATCGCGAGCTTCATCGAGTCCAAGAATTCTCAGGCCACAAAGAGCGAAAGTTATTTTGCGCTCATTTACCTGATATTCGCAGTAGGGCTCGTGATATTTAAAATTATGGGGCACTAGTAGTCTTTCGGGGACGAATATTGGGTCTCACTGCGACATCAGGGAAAATATACGTACATTGCGCAATTTTTTTACATTGATCAATAAATGTCAATGGATCCGCGCACCCCTTCATAAAATTACAGGTCCAGCAACATGGAACCGTATTATCATTAGTGTAATTGCCCTGCTGATCCAACCGGTCAATTCCATTGAGACGAATAGACATGTCATCATGTCCGCAATAAACACATGCAGAATTGAGCATACACCCAGCCTCTTCATCGGTCAGGGTCCATTCCAGATTTTTAGACTTTGCACAACGTTTATAACTTCCTATACGGTCATGCACATTGAGCATTTTCCATTTTGATATCCTGTTAACAGTTTTTTCATTTTTTGCCCATGCACATTTCTGTTCCAAATTATGGACTGGTTGACTTGTCTTATCACTTTCTCGATAATTTTTACTATAAATTTTTCCTTTTTCAGCCTGTTTCTTTTTATGTTTTTCTAGACGTTCTGGGGTCGAATCATATTTCTTACCCTTTTCGCGGCATTTTAAACATGTATTACAGGGTCTTCCGTTTTTTCCCTCAAATTGAGAGAGAGATTGTGGGCTCCTCGTACAATTTGTACAACTTTTTGTCTGCTCCATTATATGATAGGAGGGTTTTATTTTTTTAAGTAAACCGCCCACAAGAATTTAAAATTCTTGTGGGCCGAAGCCCGAGCCGAAGCTCATAAAAGTTTTTAAAGTTAGACCACCCATTAGTTTGAAAAGGCTAAGCCCCCCATCCCGCTCTGGATGCGCAGGATGTTGTAGTTCACCGCGAACATCTTCTGGAGGGTCGTGGTCGCCTGGGCCTTCATGTTGACAGCGACCTGGGCATTGTCGATGCGGGAGAAGTTGCAGGTGCCGGTCGGCTGGTGCTCCTCGGGCTGCAGCGCGAAGGAGTACACATAGATACCGACGTAGGGCGTGCCCGTGTGGTACACCAGGGGGATGTACTGGTTAAAGTACTTGCCGACCTGCTCCTTGAAGCGGTCCTGGCCGTTGAGGATAACCTTGAAATTTACCAGTGGGCCAGACTCATTGCCACCGAGACCCGCAGCCGTGGCCGACACGGGCAGGCCCTCCTCGAACCAGAAGACGCCACCACCACCGACCGAGTTGGAGGATAGGGCCGTGCCGCTCGAAAAGATGTTCGAGCAGGTCAGGCGGGGCGCGCCAATCTCATGGGGCATGACACCGATCGCGCTGAACACGTTCGCGGAGACGGTCACCTGGACGTTCGCGCAAGACGTGGAGAAATTCCACAGAGAGTTGTTGGCACTGGCTGAGGTGTTGGCGTAGCACCAGATCAGCTCCTTGACGGGATGGTTGAAGGACAGGCGGATCGTCTGGGCCGTGATGGAACCGGCCGTCAGGGTTAGGGAATCACCACCGGTGTGCTGGACCTGCTCGATCAGGTACTCGTGGCCCTTCTGGGCGAAGCGGCGGCGCTCCTCGGTGTCCAGGTACACGTAGTTGGCCCATACCTCCATGGCGTTCGTGCCGAAATA